TTTGATGCTATGGTTTCATGGGTATTTAATTTAGGCCCAGCTAATTTGAAAGCATCTACATTGCTTAAAGTTTTAAATTCAAAAGATTATGACGGAGTGCCCATGCAAATTAAAAGATGGAATAAAGCTGCTGGTCAAGTAAAACAAGGTTTAATAAGAAGGAGAGAAGCAGAAGCCTTATTGTTTGAAGGCAAAGAATGGCATGAGGTTTAGTAATGCCATTAACTAAATTACAATTCAATCCAGGTATCAACAAAGAAATGACCGACCTTATGAGTAAAGGGGGTTGGACAGATAGTAATTTAGTTAGGTTTAGAAAAGGACTTCCAGAAAAAATAGGTGGTTGGGAAAAAGAAACTAGCTCTTCTTATTTAGGCACAGGCAGAGCACTGTTAGGTTGGGTTGCTTTAAGCTCAACTAAATATTTAGGACTTGGTACTACCTTTAAATACTATATTAAAGAAGGATCTGGTTTTGATGATGTTACTCCAATAAGATCAACTACAAGTGCGGGAGACGTAACATTTTCTGCAAGCAATGGCGATGCAACTATAACAGTTGCAGATACAGGGCATGGTGCTGTGCAAAATGATTTTGTTACATTTAGTGGGGCTGCAACGTTAGGAGGCAATATAACAGCAGCAGTTTTAAATCAAGAATATCAAATCGCAACCGTAATAAATGCGAATAGTTATACCATAGAGGCAAAAGATACATCTGGTTCTACAGTGACCGCAAACTCCTCAGATAGCGGTAATGGTGGTTCCTCTGTTGTAGGTACTTATCAAATAAATGTAGGACTAGATGTTTTTGTAGCATCAACAGGCTGGGGTGCTAGTACATGGGGTAGCGGTACTTGGGGTTCAGGTACATCAATAACAGAAACTGGACAGTTAAGATTGTGGTCACACGATGCTTTTGGAGAAGATTTAATTATAAATCCAAGAGCAGGCAGTATTTATTATTGGGATGAAACTAACGGAACTAGCACTAGAGCAGTTGAGTTAAGTAGTTTAAGTGGTGCTAATCTTGTACCAACTAGAGGATTACAAGTAATCGTAAGCGATATTGATAGGCATGTTATAGTTTTAGGTGCTGATCCTATTAGTGGTAGCTCAAGAACAGGAACTGTAGATCCTATGCTTATAGCGTTTTCAGATCAAGAAAGTGCAACTAACTGGGAGCCAACTGCTACTAATACAGCAGGTTCACTAAGACTATCGTCAGGATCACAAATAGTAGGTGGTCTAAGATCAAGACAAGAAATACTTATTTGGACTGATACATCTTTATATAGTATGCAGTTTGTAGGTGCACCATTTACTTTTGGTGTCAATCTTATAAACGAAAACGTAGGACTTATATCTCCTAATGCAGCAATAAATACACCAGACAGTGTGTATTGGATGGCAAGAGATGGTTTTTACACTTACTCGGGATCAGTAAAAAGATTAGTATGTAGTGTACTAAACTATGTATTAGATGATTTTAACTCATCGCAATCATTTAAAACTATATCGTTTACAAACAAAGAGTTTAACGAAGTTGGTTGGTTTTATTGCTCATCTTCATCTACTGAAATAGATAGGTATGTTACTTATAATTATTTAGAAGGTGTATGGAGCATAGGAAATTTATCAAGAACAGCTTGGTTAGACGAGGGTGTATTTGAAAAGCCAAAAGCTACAGGACAAGACAGTAGCACAGGATATTTATACGTGCATGAAGATTGTGACGATGATGACGGATCACCAATGGACAACGTTTATATAGAGTCAGGAGATATAGATATAGAAGATGGAGATGGTTTTGGTTTTATAAGCAGGATTATTCCTGATGTAAAGTTTTTTGGCACATCTGCATCAACTGGACAAATAAACTTTGTTCTTAAAACTCGCGACTTTCCAGGCGATAGTCTAACTACTAATTCAACAAACGATGTTACTAGCTCTACTCAACAAAACTTTACACGTGCTAGAGGCAGGCAGCTAGTTCTTAGAGTTCAGTCTGATGATGACGCAGCTACAGGAGTAAGAACTGGGTTTAGATGGAGGTTAGGCTCTAACAGAATAGATGTTAAAAGCGATGGTAGAAGATAGTGGCCAAACTACTTGAAACAAGATTACCTCAAGCAAATGGTGAGGTTGAAGCAGGAACTTTTAACAGGTTAATTAGAATACTTGAAATAAACTTAGGTAAATTTGATCCAAACTCTACACCACAATTTAACGATTCTGAAATATCATCTTTAAATTTTAACGCTGGTGATGTAATATGGAATACATCTATTGATGTTTTACAGGTTTATACTGGCAATCAATGGATACAGTTACATACTCCAAGCAGTTCACAAGGCTTTGAGATGGCTGCATCAGTAGGATCACTTTCTGTTAAAACTAACGGAGATATATCCATCAATATAACTGCAAATTAAATATGAAAAAAATATCTGAAGGAAACAAAGGGATACAGGCACTAGCAAAAGAAAACCCTGCCTTAGTAGAAGACAAGTTTGGTTATGACGTGCCAGGTTATTTTACGGGTGGTATGCCTGGTTATGATGAAGCTCAAGACGAAGCACTAAAAGACTTAAAAGATTTTCAAAATAGAGCCGCAGGTATGAACAAAGCTGAAATAATAGGAGAAATGCTTTCAATGATAGGAGATTCAGCAGACTTTGCTCCTTTAGTAAAACCAGGTAAGGTTGCAGGAATAGAAGCAATCATACCTAAAATAAGAAGACCAGATCCTGAAACATTAATGCCACAAGGTTTTAGAAGAGGAGGTATGCCAGGTGGTTTGGGTAGTTTATACGAAAGAGATTTTATAGCTGATGATTTTAATATAAAAGATTATATTAATAATGTTTTAGGTGGAGGTACGGCTTCACAGCTAACAGAAGAAGAACAAGAGGCCATGAGATTAGCAAGAGGCTACGGTGCCTCTGGTGCTATGGGTGGTAATGCTTATAGAGGAACTACTCCAGGTGCGGATGTAACTATAGATGCACGATCAGAAAACCCTGCTGTTTACAAATTTTATCCTAGTGAGGTCTCAAAACTTTACTCTCAAATGAAAGGCGTGCCATTTTCCCCCTTGGTGGCACCGCCTAAAGAGGCAACTTTTATTGATGACCTACAACCAAGAAAAATAGCTAGTCAGTTATATGCTAAAGATGGAACTTTTGTAGATAGAGATCAACTAATTACAGGACCAGGCGGAGAGCGTGGCGACAAGATACCAGCTATGTTAAGTGATGGTGAGTTTGTTGTAAACGCTGCTGCTGTAAGAGGTATAGGAATACAAGCTGGTGCAGATCCAGATGATGAATACGAACAAAGACTTCTCGGTGCTAGAGAGATGTACGAAATGCAAAAACTTGGAGAGGAATTTGCTAAAAAATTAACATGAATCTAACGCTAGAAACTATAGTTCCTAACGCTGATAATGGTAAAAAAATTGCAAAGTTCTTATCTGAAAGTTTTTGGACAGAGCATTCTTTATCAGGAGATAAGTCTCCTGAAATAGATTGGTCAAGAGCTTCGGCTCACATAAATCATTTTATGTTTGAAGGTATTGTGTATAATGTAAATGATGGCGATAAGATTGTAGGAAGTATAGCTGTCGCACCTGATAAGCATTGGTGGTCAGCAGAAGAGTATGTAGGAGATGGATGGTTTTTTGTTTTACCTAAATACAGAAACCTAAAAGATCAAACATCGCCTTCACATCTTTTAATAGATGCAGTTATAGATTATGCTAGTAAACTAGAAAAGCCTTTAATAATGGGCGTGTTTAACTTACAAGGAGTTGAACGAGCTAAAAAGTTATTTGATAAAAAAGGCTTCCACCAAATAGGTGGTATGTATTATAGGAATTAAATAAATATGTGTCTTAGTAAAACAAAGTCAGCACCAGAAGCAGACATTATAACCACCCCCCAAACTGGTTATTCTTTTACTTCTCCTTACATTGAAGACTACTCAAGAAGAATACTTGGTTCTTACTTTGGCTCTCCTGGTGAGTATGAAGGTTTAATATCTCAACCTAGAGACATACCAATAGAACAAACAGCAGGTCTTACACCATTACAAATACAAGCACGACAAGCTTCACAAGGCTTAGGTCAATTTGCACCTTATATAGATCAAGCCAGAGGTATGGTAGAAGAAGGTGCTGGAACTGTATCAGGTGGTTTAGGTACATTACAAAGAGCAGAACAAAGCGGTATGGGTGCAACTCAAATGTACGATCCTAGCAGTGCGTCAAGATTTTATGATCCATACGAAGATCAAGTAGTACAACAAACATTACAAGATATAAACCGAGCAGCAGCACAACAAGACATAGGATTGCGTGATAGAGCTATAAGTCAAGGTGCGTTTGGTGGGTCAAGAGGTAGAATTTCACAAGAAGAATTAGCAAGACAAACAGGCAGAGGTGCAGCTGAGGCTGTAGGTGCTCTTAGAAGTCAAGGTTTTGGCAGAGCACAAGACGCTGCAAGACAATCATTTGAGGCACAACAAGGCAGACAAGCTGGACTTGCAAACTTACAATCAGGATTAGGTAGTCAACAAGCAGCTTTAGGTGGACAGCAAGCAGCCTTAGGCCAAGGCATTGCAGGTCTAGGGCAACAAGGTCAAGGTATGTTAGGAAGTCAGATCAATATGCTGAATCAGCTTGGAGCACAAGGGCAAGCTACACAACAGGCCGCACTATCAAGACAGTATGGTGCAGCACAACAGCTTGCTGCTGAACCAATGCAAAGATTACAACAAGGTCAAGCATTACTTGCTGGATCACCAATGGGAGGTATCTCTGGTGGCACTGGTACAAGTGCATATCAACGTGGTGTCTATCAACAACCAACACCATTAAGTCAAGCAATAGGTGCCTTTGGAACTATTGCAACTGGTATAGGAGCTTTGTCAGATGTTGATTTAAAAGAAAACATTACAAAGATAGGTGAGCTTGAGCCAGGTATCGGTTGGTACACATGGGATTGG